CAGAGCTTTCAGTCTTTCATTTTCTGCTGCTAATTCTTCAGCGCGTCGACGCTCTTCGTGCGTTTTAGCGACTTTAGCACCAATCAATTCATTGACTTTAGCCTGTTGCCGGTCATCAAAGACGACCTGTTCTTCCTGTGAATTAGTGTTTTCAACTTCTGCCGCTTGTTCAGCATCATTAATCACATCTTCATTCACATTGTCAGTTGTCGGTTCTGACGGTTGTTCGACGTTTTCTTGGACGTCTGGCGACACATTCTGGAAATCATCCATATTTAAAAGCCCTTTTATAAGGTAAAAATCCGCGACACCTTCGCGTAAGGTCGTATAAATGTAATTTTAACAATTATTAAAAACAGATGCAAGACTAATCAATTGACAAGACTTGTGTGTTTTTGCTTGCTGTCTTTAAGTATGTAATAATCTTATATCTCGTTCGGTTGTGATTTATCTGTATTAGAAACTGATGCCGCGGCACTTGCTCCACCCAATGCACCAATTAACCATGCCGGAGCGTTTTCTCTTTTAGCTGCCTTGATTAGTTGATTTGTTACTTTACCGGCACTCAACAATTGATTTGCAAAGTTAATAGCCGCTTTGCGTCCATATGTTTTTTCTGCTTCAAGAAATTTACCAATAGTATCAACGTCTATCTGTTCTATAAGTTGCTGTGATGTTTTTGGCGAGCTTTCGTAGCCTTTATAATCCGCAGACTTTAGCAATAAATTGCCGCCGGTGCCTTTTTTCCGCATTGCCTCACTTTTATTTCTAAACAACAAGTTTGCAGGAATACCGGCGCTATCACCTAATAATGTTTGCGAATTACCTATTCTATCAATACCACCAGTGTAGGTTGTTGATTGATCTGGTGTGGTTGTATACATTCCTTTTTTCAGATCAGGTTCAAATACTCTATATCCAACCGTTCCCCAATCCATATTAACTTGATCAAAATCTGTCGCTGCAAGTCTCGCATCTGCTGGTCTTGGAACGCCGTAAGAATTAATTAAAGTTGACCTATCTAAACCCTTCAGAAAAGCTGCGCGTTGTCCACCAGCCGGTAAAGATTTAAAGTAGTTCGTTATTGCATTTGGTTCAGCAATTGTATTAAAATTTTTAAACGGTCTAATTGTAATGCTTTTCGTTAAAAATCCGTCTTTGTTTTTATTTGGTATTTTTTTGCCATTAGCATCTAATTTAGGGATTGTTTTCTGCATGCCAATGTTTCTTATTGCCTCGTCAATCTTTGGCACGTTTGCTTTGGCTATAGGCGCGTTGCGAAACATTTCACCGTAGATTTCATCAGTATGTAAAGCAAAATCACTTGATTGGTCACCCATTAATAAACTTACATATTTAGGATTAGTTGTTGCATTCGCTGCATTCATTTTGCTCATTGTTGCGCTTGGCGCGCCAGCATAACCTTGTTTTATTTCACCGGTTGTGCGATCTATATATTGAAAACCACCTCCGACATGAATTGGATTTTCAAACCTTTGACCACCTACACCAGTGACAATATGTCGTCCTGTATTATCACCTACAATAGCATGAAGTGTCGACCCCTGAAGATCTTCGATATTTATATTTTCCGGCACGGTTAATTCATTATCTGGCATTCTTATGCTTTGATGTTCTAAAACGACAATGGGTTTTTGAGATTTAACATCAGTAAAACCTCCACCAACAATTTCATCGTTTCCTAATAATACACTTGCTCTTGGCCTATTTTGCATTGCTCTTAAAAGAGTTTCCCCACCATAATTTGTTTCACCAATTAATGACGGCGGCATATTACCACCAACGACCGCACGCGGATTTGGTGTTGCGATTTGATCCATAACAGATGAAGTATTAGGTCTGTTTCTTAAATTAGATCTAAGCAGTCTACGACCGCCGCGACCTATTCCTTTGCCAATTGGCCCACCAATAGATCCAATAGCTGCAAGCACTCCTTCAGTCGCGCCTAAAGCATAGTCGGTTGCTGCTCTAAAATAATTTTCGCCCTCAACTTGACGCTGTGCGTCATCAAATAAATTAGACGCATTTTCAAATCCAATTGCATCACCGATTGGTGTAAAAAATTCTGCGATTGATCGCAAATCACCCCCATATCGACGAGCGCGTCTAGGCTCCATTCCTAGACGTTCGAATCCTCGACTAGAACCGTCTTCAATAAATCTTGGAATAGTCATTTCTGGCGCTTTTATTGTTCCAAACACACCGATTGCATCATCTCTCATTTGATTTAAGCGTTGCGGCGTAAATCGTTGCAATCGCGGATCCGAATTCATTTGACTGACAATTAAGTCAGCTTGATCTTGACCAAATCTTTCTACTAACGCGTCATAATCCACGGCTAATCTCTTCTTATGCTATCTATCTTTACGGCTGTGTCAGCTTGAACATTCATATTTTCAATTTGCTCTGAAATCTTTTGCAACGCTAATTGCTGCGCTTCCATCGCTTGCTGGAACCGTTGATCATTTGCTGAAAGTTGCAGTTTTGCCTTCTTTTCTTCAAGCTCAATTTCTTGACGTTGTAAGTCAAGCTGATTTTTTTGCATCTTAAACTGCGCTTCCATCTGATCTTTCTGAGCTGCGATCTGGTTGCGCTCTAATGCCGCTTGTGCTTTCGCTTGTTCAGCTTGTGCTAACGCCATTTCTGCGCTTGGTTCTTGTGGTTGGTTCGCTTGTTGCTGTGCCATCATTGCCAACATCTGCTGCTCTTCCGCTGTCTGTTGGGTTTGCGGGATGATGCCAGCAATTAACAATTCGATGCGCTTACGCTCTGCAATCTTATCGATGGATGGCGCGTTGATGTTGTTCAGCAGAACATCAGACGACATTTGCAACAAAGTCGGATCATATTGAGCCAGCTCAGTGATGGCATTGACAGTTTCGGTCTGTCGACTGTCGAAGGATGGCGAGCTTGTGCAAGTGTAAGCATACTGACCATCGCCAATGACATTGACCATTTCACCGTTGTCATCATTTTTATTTAGTATCGTATTTTCTAAAGCGCCGTCCGGCTTTACGATTTGGATCTCGCGTTCATTATCATAAACTTTGGGAATGGCCTGACCCAGCAATCTTGCGGTCGCGGCGATCGCCTTTTCCATCGAAGAAAAATACTTCGTCGTGATGTTATTTGCTTTGTCTTGTAATTTTCCAATCGCAACGCCAGACTGAAGGTCGGGATTATCCCCCATGCCAGCCGCAAATATACCGGCGGTCTTACTCATGACCCCCATCATCCCATCAGAAATCGCTCTAAGACCTTGATTGATTTGCGCGCCACCTTGTTGCATCGGCACTTGTGGCGCTTCCGCGTCATGCGTATAAAACTGCACCGGATCGGAATTAGTATTCAGCGTTGAAAGCTGCGCTTCATTACCGGACGCTTGTGTTCGCGTCATCCAATACTTAGCGCGTGGTGCAAGCGCACCTTCTTCAATTTCACGCGACATAGAATAGTTTAACACGCGCTGTGCGTCCATGAGCTTTAAAACGGCGCCATGATAAGTTGGTTTGTTTTCAATAACCTTATAATTACCGTAAACCGGCACAATGGGAATGGTTTCGAAAACAGTTTCGACCGGATCTGTTAGCCAGCCAGATCCGTCAAATTTTCGCATACAGAAAACTTTTTTCATTCGTGTGCGTCGTTTCTCGATCGTTTCACCTTCTTCGGCTAACGCATCTTCAACTAATTTGAAAGCTTCGTTATATTCAAACACACGACCCAACTTTGTTTCCACAATTTCAAATTCAATTTCTTTGCAGTAATAAAAATGGCCAATAATAACTTGATCCGGTTTATTATAATAGACGCTGTCATTATTATCGTCTGTGCTGACAGACTGTCCAGATCCTTCCGGAAATTCTTCATAATAATTTTTGGTAGCAATGGCAGATAATAAAAAACCATATTTTGCGTCAGATCTATCGATCTTGTGTGAATTAGTGTCAAACCAGACGCGTTCGCAACTATTAAAAATCGGACTGATTTTTATTTCTTGATCAAAACTATTGCTGTTTACATAGTCTGTCTCCACCATCCAGTGATCGATACCGGAAGTGACCATGTTGCGCGCAGCATCAGAGTATATATGACGAGCTTCAGAAAGCCGTTCAATATTTCTGATGATGCCATCGATCAGTTCGGCACCTTCCTTTGTTGCTGATCCGTCGGCCGGCGATACTTTGATATCAAAGTCGCTATCATCTAAATCACCAGCGATCTGATCAACGATCGGTGTCGTCTGATCAAACGTATATCTTGGTTTGCCTTGATTATCCGACCAACGATCCGGTTCCCATTGCCCATCTTGTTTTGTAATAAAAACAAGCGCATCTTTGGCAAGCGCGCGCATGTCTTCTTCGGCATCTTGTGCTTCTTTCAAGCACTGATTTACGTCGTTAAAATCTTCATAATCCATATTTAGTTCCAATTAGTAAAGTTAATATCAGCGGCAGCGTGGACGGCGGCCGGCTGATACAACGACATCATCACCGCGTCTGCTTCGTTCGGTGACTGAATGCCAAGTTTTTTCATGTCGTTTTTACTCATAATTTGCAATAAGCCGTTCGCGTTCGGCTTAGATGGTATTCGACACAATTGTGATCTCAGTCCAATAATATCATCTATGCCCGCCGTATTCAAGCTTATCATATCGTCAGGATCGATGTACAAGTTTTTAGTTAGTGCCAAATAACTGTTCTGCATCCGGCGTGCCAGCTCTCCATAATACTGCGCGCGATTATTTTTAAAGGTGTCTTTGTACGTCTGATTTTTGTTCTTGCTCTCTGCATCACCGGCAGATTGCAAATAAATTTTGTTGGCGTTGTCTTGGCCTTTACCACTCAAACTACCTTTGAACATGTGGTAATTAATCGCAGTGCCATCGAACGCATCCGACACTTGACGCTTGAGACCGGTTCCCATTCCATCACCGTCCCACACGAACCAGTCGCCGCGCTCGTTATATGCAATGCCTGTCGCCCAATCGCACACTTCGTCGATCTCGCCGGTCGACTTACTTCTTACTTGCTGAATGATGCTGCCATGACGCACCGCCAGACCGCCGGCATCACCACCATCATCGAACGGATCGTGCGCGATGATTTTGGATCCATTTGGTTTAAACGCCTCTGCAAATTTCGGATTGAGGTGCAAATCTTTGCAAGCATCAAACCATTCTGGTTGAATAATGCTGTCCTCGACCGTGTCGTTGAAGTCACCTTCCCAGATCCAATCGTACTTTGCACGCGACATATTTTTCATATCAAGCTGTCTCAGCGCTTCCTGTGCGCTATTCCACCAGGGATTATCACGCCAGTTTAGGACGGCGATCATGTGCATATCGTCTTCATAATATCCATGCTGATCTAATTCTTTCTTGAAGGGAATAATGAAGCGCTGCGAGAATGGATCGCCGGACGCTTGTGGATTTGCTGAGAACCAGCATTCGGCGCCGGTCGTTCTGATAATCGTGGGTATTAAAGTATCTAGCGAAGTTTCTGACGCGGTCTGAGCTTCCTCAAACCACGAATACTTAAATCCATGAACCGACTGTAGGCTGGTAGGATTGCGAGCGGCGCCAATGTACAGCGTCTTGTTACCGGCTGGTGCAATGATCTGCTTCGCTTGGCAATCCCAGCCAGTTAGCTTTAGCCTCTCTCTGACGCTCTCTGACATCACATTGTGAACGCTGTCCTCGATCGATTTCTGAAATTCACGCAGACACATCACGCTTGCGTTTTCGGTCAGCATCTTGTATGTCAGAATATCCGCAATGCCAATCGACTTACCAGATCCTCGACCGCCAATCATAATCTTCAACGGTTTATGGCACGTCAGAAATCTTTCTAATTTTTTGTTAACCTTCAGGTCAATCATCTTTCTTTTCTGCATTAACAAACGTGACCTTGACATCATTGTCCAGCGGCGCGCCATCTTTACCGGTCGTCTCAGTCCGCTCAACATAGCCACGATCTTTACCCAGCGTTTTCAGCGTGAAAAATATGCTGGCCGGATGCCGTTCTGAAACATTGCGCATTAGTCCGATTTCGGCAATGTCGATTAAATTTTCGCGCGCTTCTTGCACAGCGTCGGCGATCTCAGGATCTCGACGCATATAAGTCGTGATAGTGTCGCGATGACATCCTAAAATTTTTGCGGCGCCCAGCTTAGTACCAGCTTTTGCTAATGCAGCAACAATTTCTTTTTTCGTAAATTTTCTGGTGCCGGCATTTTTGTGGGTTTTTTTACTCGCTTCAGCGAGCGCCGGCGGGATGGTTTTTTTATCAGCCATAAGTTTTATTCCTTCTAATCATATGCAGTATTTTACTAAAATAATTCCAAAAAAACAATTTTAAATAGCACTCGTTGTTTTTTGTTTGGTGATCCTTGCAATTTTCTGCTATCATTTGAACCGATCGGTTTTTTTTGCTTTTAAGGTTTCCTTCTCCGATCTCGCGCTCTGGCTGGTTTTTTTCTCCTCCTTTTTTTTGTTCCAGCCGGAGCGCTTTTTTTATTCTTCAAAGTATTCGTATTTCATCAACACACTGTCAATTACGCCATGCATTTTTTCGACCGCGTCTGCCGGCGTTGTAGCGCGCAATAACCACACGTCAAACCCAAGATCAGCCAGCACGTCGTGCCACGCGTCTTGAGCGTCGGACACTTTCCCGGTGCCGCGTTTTAATTCCACGAATACCGTGAAGCCGCCGTGAACATAAATTCGCATATCGGGTTCGCCGGTCTGCATCCCAGCGGCTTTTAATCGCGCACCAGTCGTTTTGTTGCGTTTGCCGGCGTTCATATCACCAACGATGCGAAACAGATCTCCATGCTCTTTACGCTGTCGCATACGCATAATAATGGCCTGTTGCAGATCTTCTTCTAGCCAGTTGATGTTTTCATCCTGCCAGTCGTGTTTGAGAAGTTTGCTCATTTTTTTTCTCCAAAGTTTATGTTTGTGCCATGATATCAAAATTGTGCAAAATCGCCAATTGTTATTATATCCTGATTTAATTTTGATTTTATTTCGCCAAATTGAAAAAAAAGAAGCTTTTTAATTTCAATAACTTATACATCATTTTCGTATTTTATTTTTATTTTTCAAAATAGACCTCTTAAAAGACAAAAAGAGACAGATTAATACTAATAGTGTGTGTATATATATATATAATAATATAATATATAATAATATATAATATACTATATAGATCAACAACTTACATCAAATTCTTTTTTTTCAAAACAGTGAAATAAAAAGAAATAAAATAAAAATAATACATTTTATGCTTGACGCGTTATTTGTTGCTTGATATTGTAGCTATACAAACAAACACAAAAGGAAAACAAAATGACTACATACACAATAGTAAACGACAAAAAAGAAATAGTGGCTGCCACAACAAGCGAAGAGCGCGCTTATGAATTGGTCGATCAGTGGAATGATAAAGTTGGTTTTATTGTTCATAAAATGTGCGTAGACCTACCATCATATCACAGCGCAAATAACCAAGTTGTTATAGACGGAAACCACGACATAGAAATTCATCACGAAAACGGTTCATTGGAAATAGTTACTGGTTGCTCAAAATTTTCATCTACTGAAAGAGCATTGGCAAGAATAGCCTCTTATGGATATGCGCCGAGAACTATCAAAGTTACAACTTGGTCTTAGTAATTTTATCAGAGGGGCTGTTCAGGCAGCCCTTCGCATAAGATTAAAACAATCTTAAACTGGCAATGATGCCAAAAAAAACAGAGACTTTAAATGACTCAAGACAAACTTAAACTTTTAGATTTGTTTAGCGGTATTGGCGGCTTCTCTTTAGGATTAGAACGTACAGGCGGTTTTGAAACTGTCGCGTTCTGCGAGTATGACGAAAAAGCACAGAAAGTATTAAAAAAACATTGGCCTGATGTGCCAATTTACAAAGATGTAAGGACACTTGATTATGACGGAGCAGTTGACATTATTACCGGAGGATACCCTTGTCAGCCATTCAGTGTTGCCGGGAAGCGAAAAGGCAAGGAAGATGACCGCCATCTCTGGCCGGCTATGTTTAGCCTCATCAAAAAGCACAAACCGAATTGGGTTATTGGAGAAAATGTTGCTGGACACATCAATATGGGCCTCGACGCTGTGCTTGCTGACCTGGAAAGTGAAGGTTACGGAACAAGGACGTTTGTTATTCCAGCTGTCGCCGTCGACGCCAAACATAGACGCGACAGAGTGTGGATTGTGGGCCACTCCGAACACGATGGATCATCTTCCATCAGGGATTTCGGGGAGCTTCAAGGAGAGCCAGACTGGACGCAGAAAACGATCTTCGAATTTGAGGGAACAGGTGACTCCAGAAACTCTATGGAGAACACCAACAACAAACGATGCGAAAAACTCGACATTTCCAGAAAGTCAAAAGAACAGAAGCAGTCTTGTGGGGCAGATGATGCGAATGTGGCCAACACCAACAGCGTGCGAGTGGAAGGGACGGGGGCCGAACAGCAAGCAACAAGGGTTAGCGGAGAAAGTGAAGTTATGGCCAACGCCACAAGCAAGCGACAATCGAGACAGGGGAAATTTGTCAAACAAATGCGTACAAAACAGGATAAAAAAGGGAAAGCAAATAATGCTTTCCCAGAGCGTAGACCCTGCCAGTGGGAAGTTGAACCCGCAGTGGGTAGAGTGGCTAATGGGATACCCGGAAGGGTGGACAGACTTAAACAATTAGGCAACGCTGTCGTCCCACAAATTCCAGAATTAATAGGTAACGCAATATTAGAAGTAGAAAATTATAACACGATTAATACTAAATCAAAAAAGGAACAATAGAATGATCAACGCAATAAAAATAATAAGGGCAAATTTCAAAATGTCGCTAATTAAGTTCATATTAGGCAGCATAGGATTTGCCGCTTTCCTATTCTCAATGGCAGTCCTTATTCTTCTAGGTGGGAGCTTAATTTAATGGCTGATCTGATTAAAAATCCATCGCATTATTCACGGTTTAAAATTGAGCCGGCTGACTATGCGATGGACAACGAGCTTCCACATCACGTTGGCAGCATCGTCAAATACGCCACTCGTGCTGGCCATAAAATATATACAGACTGCGACCAGTTGCAGTCCGAAAAAATTGATTTGCAAAAGGCGATTGAATGGGCAGAAAAGCGCATTGAAAAAATTGATCAAGAAAAGGCGACTGCCGAAATGAAATTGGATCTAGCCAAGCGCCAATTGGAAGCGGCACAAGCGCACGTCGACGCGATGAAGAAAAATAATTTAGAAATTGAGCTGGCAGTTTTAAATGATGCCAGCGTGATTATTGAAGAGGATCAAGAGTATGAATAATCTTTTATTCATATGCATTGTTTTGGGGCAGCAAGTGTTCTGCACGTTGGCGATATAAAATGTTCTGTCCACACTGCAACAGCGATCGATTACGCAAATATGGTTTTAGATCTAACACTGACGGCACTAAGACGCAGCGCTGGCAATGTTGCGAATGCGAAAGGCGCTGCACTCATTTGCTTGATGCCGTGGCTGATGATAAGGTGCCGATGCGTAGTGATGTGCCAAAGGTGTCGCGGTACATCGTCACGACCGCGCAGAACGCTACGCCAGTACATAAAAATTTTTGGCAATCGATCATCAAGTGTGCGGAACATTATTCTGCTGAAATAATTGTTATTCCATCAAGATATAAAAACCCGACTAGCCAGTGGACGGTGGATTTGAACGATCACGAATGGTGGGACGCGCCTGTTCTGCCATATCTCGTCAAAGGCAATATTGCGCTTCACAAGGCGCTAATGATCGTCAACACTAAAGTCCAATTCACTGCCAGCAATCCGCTTGCTAGTATGGAAACGCTTACCGGTGACAAGTCGGGCATTGTTGGACATCCTCGTGTCGCACAGAAGTCGGTCGCCACACCGCAAAATAAACACCCAAAAATGATGTACACGACCGGTGCCTGTACGGTCGAAAATTATACTGACACCAAGGCTGGGCATATTGGTCGCTTTCATCATTCTTTTGGCGCGCTGTTAGTCGAATGCGCTGACGATCGCTTTCATGTGCGTCAATTGTCGGCCATGAACAATGGATCGTTTTGTGATTTGAACATGGAATTTACGCCGGACGGCTGCGCGACCGCAAAGCGGCCGCTTGGCCTTGTCATGGGAGATACTCACTGGTGCAAAATAGATCCTAAAGTCAAAGCCGCAACATTTGATCGTGGTGGCATGATTGATTTCTTGCGGCCTCGCAATTTATTTTGGCATGACTTGCTGGATCAGTATGCACGAAATCACCACCATAAAAATAATTGGATAGTTGATTATAAAAAAAATAGAACCGGTCAAGATAATCTGACACAAGAGATTAACGACACGTTAGACGGCTTGATCAACAGCACGCCAAGCGACTGCAATTCT